TGAAGAACGGTGGCAAGACTACTCCCAAGGGAATGAAAACTGGTGGCGTACCTAGTGTCAAAGGCATGAGAAACGGTGGCAAAGTGGTGAGGACTTTTTAACTATAATGTCATATCTACAAAGTAATATTCCTTATTTTAAGGCATGGGTTCGTCGTGAATACACACATAATCATGAGCAGTATCATGGTGAGTTTCTTCATGCTATGGTTGTTGCTGTAACAACTATCCCTAACAGATCTCTTAGTTTCCAAGTAATCTTTACTGGTTGCGAGGCAGAGGGTGAAGAAGAGGATACCGTTCACGGTGGTGCAATGTGGGCAAGAATGCCCATATCAGCATTGGTTGCTGACATCCCTTTAGATGAGTGGCCTGAACCAATGGCGACACATGATGTGCAACCTTGGGATTGTGCTTCTCATGACCATTCCGTGTACGTCTTAGACAGAGCTACACCATGCCCATGGTTAGCCAAAATAAACGGTGAGATGTTTCCTGCCAAGTATTTGTTTACTGTAGACTATACCAACAGTGAGATCGCAGATGATCCTGCACAACATAAGCAAAGTCATGTGATGCAGTTGTTAGATGCCGGACAGTGGACAGGGAACATAGTAGCGTTACCAAACAATCGAGTAAGGGTTACACACCCTGCTTGGTTTGCAGTGGGTGAGGGTGCACCAGACTTCAGACCCTCACAACATATACACTATTCAAAAAGTGATTTAGACTATACACTAGATGTTAATCGAGTATTCGATAATCTTTACAATCAGGAGGAAAACGATGGCTAAAGAACTTGTTGGAAAACAAAAAGAGTTAGACCGTAACAATAACAATCGAATAGATAAAGAAGATTTTAAACTTCTTAAACAAGCAGATGGTATGGCTAAAGGCGGCAAAATCGCAGGATTTAAAAACGGTGGTGTTGCAATGATCAAAACAAACCAGAACCCACATATGAGTTGATACAATGACAACATCAGGATCAAGAGACTTTAACCTCGATGTCGGAGAGATAATTGAGGAAGCATACGAGAGATGCGGATTAGAGGTCCGAACGGGCTATGATGCTAGAACAGCACGTAGGTCTTTGAACTTGATGTTTGCAGACTGGGCTAACAGAGGTTTGAATCTCTGGACTGTAAATCAAGGCACAATTACTTTGACAGCAGGGCAAGCCCAACAAACTTTGACTTCAGATGTCGTTGATGTTTTGGAAATTGTTCTCCGTAGAGATAACACTGACTTTACAATACAAAGGATAAGTCGTGGTGAATATCTAACGATACCAAATAAAACCACACAAGGTCGTCCTAGTCAGTTTTATTTTGATAGGCAAATAGACCCTGTAATAAATCTTTGGTCTGTTCCAGAAAACTCCACTGATCAATTAATTTACTATTACGTTCGTAGGATCGAAGATGCCGATGCTCTTGTTAATACTACTGATATGCCTTTTCGTTTTTATCCTTGTATGGTGGCGGGGTTAGCGTATTACCTTTCAATGAAACGTGCTCCTGAACGTGCGCAGCTTTTAAAGGTGGTTTATGAGGAAGAGTTTCAACGAGCCGCAGACGAAGATGAAGGGCGTACTCCTTTGAAGTTACAACCTAGTATTCAATACTTGAGGGTTTAATGTCATTTGCTTCTGGAAAAAATGCATACGGCATATCAGATCGATCAGGGCGGCGTTATCGTTTAAAAGAAATGCGTCTTGAATGGACTGGTTCGTTAGTGGGTCCAGATGAGTTTGAACCAAAGCATCCACAGTTATTTCCCCCAAAAGCTTTTCCAGACCCCCAAGCTTTAAGAAACCCTAGACCAGAACAGAACTTAGCTTCTGAGAGAGCGGTTCAGACAGGCTATAATCCTGTGGGATTCAGGGACATTCCAGGTATAACTCCTCGCAATAATCTTGTTGCTGAAGGAGGCGTTGGTTCTGTAACTATAGGTTTATCTGATACAGGTAACGAAAGCACTAGTGTGACTGGCGTTGTTGGAACAGCGGCGGTTGGTTCGGTTACGGTGACAACCCCTGCTAATGATGTAACTGTTAATTTAACTGGCATTGCAGGGACAGGGACAGTTGGAAGTATTGTATACGTTCTTTCAGAAACATTTGCTGTAACTGTATCTAATCCAGGTTCTGGAAACAGATACTATATAGACGGAGTTCTCCAAGCAACAGTCACCCTTACAGAGGGACGGACATACAGGTTTGATCAATCACATAATACCAACTCTGGTCACCCACTGAGATTTTCAACTACGTCCAACGGAACACATGGAGGTGGATCTGAGTATACAACGGGTGTTGTAACTGAGGGCACTCCGGGCAATGCCGGAGCCTTTACACAAATAACTGTCGCAAATTCTGCACCAACCTTGTATTACTATTGTACAAACCATAGCAACATGGGAGGTCAGGCTAATACGCCTGCATAACAATATGAGCTTTACATACGGACAATTAAAACAAGCTTTGCAAGACTATACGGAGAATGACGAAACTTCTTTCGTAACTAATCTTCCTGTTTTTATTCGCACAGCAGAAGAACGTATTTTAAAAAGTGTTCAGTTAAGTTTGTTCCGTAAAAATGTTACTGCAACAACTGATACAGGGTTTCAATATTTAGCTGTACCCTCTGATTTTCTTGCTCCGTTTTCGTTAAGCTTGGCTGGATCAGACGGAGATAAATCTTTTATAGAATTTAAAGATCCAAGTTTTATTCAAACGTATACTCCAGATGCTACAACAACGGGTCTTCCAAAATACTATGCTCAATTTGACATAGACTATTTTCTGTTGGGTCCAACTCCTAATGCTGAATATACTGCTGAGTTACATTATTTTTACAGACCTTTGAGTATTACGGACTCTACATTAAATGACAACAGCACAACGTGGCTGAGTGAAAATGCAGAACTATCAATGTTATACGGTTCTTTAGTTGAAGCATATCTGTATATGAAAGGTGATCCAGATATGTTAACTTCATATGATAAAAGATTTCAAGAATCTTTGGCAGGGTTAAAACTTTTGGGCGAGGCAAAAGAAACCACCGATGAATATCGAACTGGTAAAGTTATAAGGGTAAAAAGATAATGTTTAAAATAGATGTAAGTGTACCACAGAATGAACAAGTTGTAGGCGTAAAGACTACTAACAATCGTGGTTTTACACCAGATGAACTTGCGGAACAGTGTGTCCAAAAGATCATATCGGTCTCTGATGATGCCCATCCAGGTATAAGAGACCAAGCTCGTGCTTTTTCTAAGCACCTTGAAAAGCTTGTGGAATACTATATGAGACAAGCTATTCGCAGTGACCGCACAACCGTGTATAACGCAATAAAAGATGCGGGTCATCCCCAACTGGCTGAACTTATAAGGAGACTTTGACATGGCCTTTTCAGGAAACTTTATGTGTACATCTTTCAAGGTAGAACTCCTTGAAGGTAAGCACGATTTTACAAACGGGCAGGATCAATTCAAACTTGCTCTATATACTAACAGTGCTTCATTTAATGCAGCTACTACAGCTTACACTTCATCTAACGAAGTTAGCAACTCCGGCTCGTATGCAGCGGGGGGTGGAGCACTTACTAATGTGACACCAACAAGTTCTAGTACTACAGCATTTACAGACTTTGCAGATAAAACATATACATCTGCAACTATAACTGCTCGAGGTGCTTTGATCTATAATACACAAACAGGTGGTGGATCTAACACAACGGACACAGTTATTGTTCTAGATTTTGGCGCAGACAAAACATCTACTTCTGGTGATTTTCAAGTTGTTTTCCCAACGGCTGACGCGAGTAACGCTATTATCCGTATCGCCTAAACTCTTACTAGGAGTGACAGGCCATGGCAGATGCCAATGTAATATTCACGGGTTGGGGCCGAGATAGTTGGAGTAGTGGTACTTGGAGTAATCCTGCCACTACTCTTCCCTCTGCATCTGGTCAAGTAGGCACTGTCACAGTTGTTGGCAATGCTCCGAATATTGCTGTCACTGGTGTAGGTGTTACAACAGGCGTTTCTCCTGTTTCCATTGCTGGTGCCGCAACGGTTCCAAACACTGGATTGCAAGCAACTGGGTCTGTTGGTTCTGTAACCGCACAAGCAAATTCTTCTATTAGTGTTACTGGTTTAGCAGCTACAAGTGCTGTTGGTTCTGTTGTTGCCTCCATCCCTGGAGAGATTGCTGTCACTGGTTTAGCAGCTACAAGTGCTGTTGGTTCTGTAACAACTACGGGAACAAGTCTTGTTTCTCCAACGGGTATTTCTGCAACTGCTTCAGTTGGCGGTTTACCAACACAACCTGTTGGGGTTTCTGCTACTGGCGGTGTGGGTGTTGTCTCAGTC